AACAGCTCAAACTCAAATATAGGACAGATTGGAATAACTAATGTTGCTAACGCGTATGGTACATTCCAAATTGTAGCAGAACCAATGCATTGGAAGCCGTAGAAAACATATAAATAGATAATAGTTAAAACAAACATATGCCTCAATTTGTTTTAATCTAAATTAAGAGAGGCTTTAATTAGGAGAAATAAAATGGCCGTAACATGGAAAATAATTCAAACGGAAAGAGAAACTACTAATGACGGTGTAATCACTGCTCATTGGACAGCTAGTGATTCAGAAACAGTCGGGAGTGGCGATTCTGCAGTAGAACATACTGGAAATAGCTATGGCTCAGTTGGTCTAACACCAGATCATGCAGATGAGAACTTTATAGCTTATGCCGATTTAACCGAAAGCGATGTTGTTACTTGGGTAAAAGATTCCCTTGGTACTGATGAAGTAACAAGAATCGAAGAAGGCATTGCAGCACAAATCGCTGAATCTAAAGCGCCAACAACTGCTACAGGCCTTCCTTGGTAATAGTGTAAATGTTATCTTAAACCAAGATAGGGTATCATTTGTTATAAATAACTAAAAGAGATAATTAATATGGCTAAACCAAATTCAAGACAAACATTAATCGACTATTGCTTGAGAGCTTTAGGCGCTCCTGTAGTTGAAATAAATGTTGACGATGATCAGGTTGAAGATAGGGTAGATGAAGCTTTGCAGTTTTATCAGCATTATCATGCCGATGCTATAGAAAAGGTTTTTTTAAAGCATAAAGTAACAGCTGATGATATTACTAATGGATACTTAAGTGTTCCAGATTTAGTTACAGATGTTGTTCGTGTATTTCCATTGAGAGAAGGTATTGGAAGCGGTATGTTTGATATTCAATATCAAATGAGGCTGAACGATATGCATTCTCTCGGATATATGGGATCACTTGTTGAATACGAGATGGCTCAGCAGTGGTTATCAATGCTAGATCTCTTAATAGACTCAGATGATAAACATATTAGTTGGGATAGACATAAAAATCAGCTTAGAATCGATATGGACTGGTCTGCTGAGATTGAAGTTGACGAATATATCATTGTAGAGTGTTACAGAATTTTAGATCCTGCAACATATACTGATGTTTATAATGACTACTTCTTAAAAAGATATCTTACAGCATTAATAAAAATGCAATGGGGTATTAATCTTTCTAAATTTGAAGGAATGGTAATGCCGGGTGGTGTTACATTTAATGGAAGACAGATATTAGAAGATGCAAAGGAAGAAATAGAAAAATTAAATGAAGAAGTCAGATTAAACTGGGAGCAGCCAGTAGACTTCTATACGGGGTAAAATATGCCACGAAGTGTATATTTCTCTCAGGCTGTAAGGTCCGAACAAAATTTATATGAAGATTTAATTATTGAATCTTTAAAGATTTTTGGTCAGGATGTATATTATATCCCAAGGACTTTAGTTTCAAGAGATAACATATTAGGCGAAGATGCCGCATCTAAATTTGATGATGCATATCTTATAGAAGCCTACATTGAAAACACCGATGGATTTGAAGGTGCGGGCGATCTGTATCAAAAATTTGGCCTTGAAATTAGAGATGAAGCTACTTTTATTATTTCTAGAAGACAATGGCAAAATTTAGTCGGTATATGGAATAACGTAGTAGAAACTAATAAGCCTCAAGAGGGCGATTTAATATTTCTACCTATGTCAAACTCCTTCTTTGAAATTTCTTTTGTCGAAGACGAGCAACCGTTCTATCAGTTATCTAACTTACCTGTGTACAAAATGCAGTGTAGCTTGTTTGAATATAATGAAGAAGACTTTGATACTGGTGTTAATGCTATTGATGTTGTTCAGGGGCAGCAATCGTATCAGGTCGGAATGAACGTGTCTACTTCTAATAATAATCACTTTACACTAGGTGAAACCGTTACACAAGTTATTTCAACAAATCCAGCAATAAGCGTTTATGGGGAAATACAGACATTAACAAAACTTTCAGACATTGCAACTGAAATTTCAGTATCTAATATTGGAGTAACAGGTAGCACGGAAGCTAAAGATTTCATAGTTTCAAACTCTTTAGGTTTGGTTGGATCCGAGTCTAACATTACATGCCATATTGCTAAGATTAATGATGTTGCGGATGCTGAAGCATTCCCAAGCGATGATCAAGCTCAGAACTATGCATTTGAAATAGAAGCTGATGGATTCTTAGACTTCACTGAAACTAATCCGTTTGGCGATGCATCGGAGACTTATTAATGTTTGGAAATCATTTTTATCACGCAACAACAAGAAAGGCCGTAGCTTTATTTGGAACTTTGTTTAATAATATATCTGTTATTAGACATGATGGTTCTGGAAATGTACTTAATCAAATTAAAGTTCCTTTAGCTTATGGGCCAAAACAAAAGTTTTTAAGTAGACTTGATTCTGTAACAGGTCAAGACGCTACTATGGCAATTAAGTTGCCTAGAATGGGGTTTGAAATCACTTCTATGGATATTGATTCAACCCAAAAATTGGCAAAGAGAAACCAAATTATAGAAAATCACGCGAGTGATTCTACTAAAAAGAAAACAATAAAGCAGCACGTTGCATATAACATTAATATGTCATTATTTGCAATGGCCAAAAATCAAGATGACGGATTGCAGATAATGGAACAAATACTTCCATATTTTCAGCCAGAATATACAGTAACAATTAAACCAGTAACTGGATTTGATTATAAGCAGGATGTTCCTATTATATTAAATGCTGTCACTATTCAAGATGATTATGAAGGTGATTATCAAACAAGACGTGCTTTGATATATCAATTTGACTTTGTAATGAAGATGAAGTATTTTGGTCCTACCGCAGATCAAGGTATCATTAAAGAAATTAATATTGATTTTAATGCAGATACCGGTGGATCTAATGTTTTAGAAAACATGGATTTTACAATATCTCCGTCAACAGCTGATGAGGACGACAACTATACAGTTAATGTAAGTATAACATAGGTATATTATGGATAAATTAGAAAAAATGCAGGCTAGCCTGAATAAGAACTTACCTGAGAAAAAAGCTAAGACTACTGAGCTTACAAAGACCCAGAAAGAGGTCAAAGATGATTATGAATTTTCCAGAAAAACATATAAGGATCTCATCGAAACAGGCGTGAGATCTCTCGACGTACTTGCGGAACTTGCAAGGGAATCAGAGCATCCAAGAGCTTTTGAGGTTTTGTCTAAAGCTATTAAAGATATCGGTGATGTAACTGATAAACTGATGGATCTACAAAAAAGTAATCGTGATCTAAACAATGAGAATAAAGGTAAGAAAGAAGTAACAAATAATAATTTATTTGTAGGTAGTACAACAGATCTACAAAGGTTGTTTGCAAAGCACGACAAAGAAAATAAAGAAAAGAAGATTATAGATGCCACGCCCGAAGAATGAACATGAAGGTTATCTAGGAAATCCTAATGTAAAAAAGGATGGAGTAGAAAGCCAATTTAGCGAAGAGCAAATAAAGGAATATCGTCAATGTATGATGGATCCTTCCTATTTCGCTACTAAATATCTAAAAGTTATTTCGTTGGATGATGGTCTTGTTCCATTTGATTTGTATCCATATCAAAAAAATATGTTTAATCACTTTAATGATAATAGATTTAGTATCGTTTTAGCTTGTAGACAGTCAGGTAAATCTATTTCAGCGGTGGCATATCTTTTATGGTATGCATGTTTTCATCCTGAAAAAACTATCGCGATACTGGCAAACAAAGGATCTACCGCAAGAGAGATGCTTGCCCGTATTACATTGATGTTAGAAAACTTACCGTTTTTTCTGCAACCAGGATGTAAAGCATTAAATAAAGGGTCTATTGAGTTTAGTAATAATTCGAAGATTATTGCCTCTGCTACTTCAGGTAGTTCTATTCGTGGTTTATCTATTAACTTATTATTCCTAGACGAGTTTGCATTTGTTGAAAATGATGCGCAATTCTATACGTCAACATATCCCGTTATATCTTCAGGTAAAGATACTAAAGTTATTATTACTTCTACTGCTAATGGTATTGGAAATGTGTTCCATAGAATATGGGAAGGTGCAACAACATATACAAATGAATATAAAGCTTTTAGAGTCGACTGGTGGGATGTGCCTGGAAGAGATGATGAATGGAAAAGGCAGACAATTGCAAATACATCAGAATTACAGTTTGACCAAGAATTTGGAAATAATTTCCATGGCCGTGGTAATACACTAATTGACGCAAGCGATTTACTTGCTCAGAAATCTTTGCGTCCTATGACGTGGAATGAAAATATTTTTATATACGAAAAGGCTATAGAAGATCACGATTACGTAATGACTGTTGATGTATCTAAAGGCCGTGGTCAAGATTATAGTACGTTTACAGTTATTGATACATCAGTAGAACCATTTAAACAAGTCTGTGTATTTAGAGATAATAATATATCACCTATGCTATTACCAGATTTGTGTTATAAGTATGCAAGATTGTATAATGATGCATATATTATCGTTGAATCTAATGATCAAGGTGCCATTGTATGTAATGGACTATATTATGACTTAGAATATGAAAATATGTTTGTAGAATCTCAGGTTAAAGCTAATGCGATTGGTGCTACAATGACCAGAAGAGTTAAAAGAATTGGATGTTCTACCTTTAAAGATTTAATATCACAGAAAAAATTACACATTGTAGATGCTAATACTATTGAAGAAATGTGTACTTTTGTAGCTAGGGGTAATTCTTTTGAGGCACAAGCACCAAATCATGATGACTTAGTTATGAATTTAGTAATGTTTTCTTGGTTTACGACAACAGATATATTCCAAGGGATGACAAATATTGATATGAAAAATATGTTATATCAAGAACAATTAAAGGCAATACACGATGATTTATTGCCATTCGGAATTATTAATGACGGTAGTAGTAAGCCTGCACAAGAAGGTGTAGGAGACGGTGAAGGTAATGTATGGTTTGAGGTGGAGCACCTTTAAAACTTTATTTATATAAATAAAACTGATTGAATATAACCGTATTATGAAAACTTATTAATAACTCAAATTGAGAGGACAAAAAAATGGCATTTCAAGTATCACCAGGCGTCCAAGTCAATGAAATTGACGCATCGGGCGTAGTACCTGCCGTATCGACCAGTATTGGTGGATTCGCTGGGTCTTTCAATTGGGGTCCAGTAGAAGAAGTTAGAACGGTTGGTTCAGAAACAGAATTAGCTAGTATCTTCGGAACACCAGATTCCAATACTTATAAGTACTTTTTAACTGCAGCATCATTCTTAAAGTATGGTAATGCTCTTAAAGTAGTACGTGCAGCCACGGGTCACAAAAACGCGACTGACGGAACTGCAAAACTTGTCAAGAATGAAGATCATTACGATTCTTTATCTCATGACGGAACTTTTATTGCAAGATATCCAGGTGTACTGGGTAACTCAATTCAAGTACAGGTATGTCCAGCTAACGCTACAGCATTTGGAGCATTTACTCACGCAGGTGAGTTTGATTCAGTTCCAGGAACTTCTAGTTCTGCTGCGGTTGGTGGACACTCAAACGACGAATTACACATTGCTATCATCGATAAGACTGGAGCATGGACTGGGACAGCTAATACTGTACTAGAAACATTCGCATACGTTTCACAAGCATCTGACGCTAAGAAAGATGACGGAACTTCAAACTACTATAAAGAAGTGATTAATAGAACTTCTAGATATGTTTGGTGGTCAGGTCATGCTTCTGGATTAACTGACGCAGGTGAATCTTTCGCTAGTCAGTCGGCTGCTACAACATATGTAACTGGAAATGCAGTAATTACTGCTAACCTAGCCGGTGGAACAGATGATAACGCGCCAACCTCAGGTGAGATTGGTACTGCATTTGACCTTTTGGGTGATGCAGAAACAGTAGATGTTAATTTGTTATTCGCATATCCTGATGCAAACGGATCAAAGGATATTGCTGATAAACTAATTAGCCTCTGTAACACAAGAAAAGATTGTATGGCTTTTGTATCGCCTCCAATCGAAGATTCAGTTGGAACCGCAACTCCTGCTGCTGACGTAAAAGGATGGGTCGACACACTCGCCTCAACTTCTTATGCGTCTGCTGATTCAGGTGCTGTATACGTTTATGATAAATATAACGACGTTTACAGATGGTTGGGTGCTTCTGGTCTTTGTGCAGGTCTTTGTGCGAATACAGACAATGTTGCTGATGCATGGTTCTCGCCTGCAGGAACAACAAGAGGTCAACTATTTGGTGTAACTAAACTAGCATATAATCCTAAGAAAGCTGATAGAGACATGCTTTATAAAGCAAGAGTTAACCCTCTAGTTTCTTTCCCTGGACAAGGAACAATGTTATTTGGTGATAAGACACTATTAAGTAAGCCAAGCGCATTCGATAGAATTAACGTAAGAAGATTGTTTATCGTATTGGAAAAAGCAATTAGTACCGCTGCTAAGGGTCAATTGTTTGAATTCAATGACGAGTTCACAAGAGCTCAGTTTAGAAATCTTCTAGAGCCATTCTTAAGAGATGTTAAAGGAAGACGTGGTGTAACAGACTTTAGAGTCGTATGTGACACTACAAACAACACAGGTCAAGTAATTGACGCTAATAGATTCGTTGCTGATATCTTTATCAAGCCTTCTAGATCTATTAACTTCATCACACTTAACTTTATTGCAACAAGAACCGGAGTCGATTTCTCTGAAATCGCCGGTAGTTAATTAGGAGAAGAATAATGGCAATTTTAGGCGTAGACGATTTTAAATCTAAGCTCGTTGGAGGTGGTGCTCGTGCTAACATGTTCAAAGTAACATGTAACTTCCCATCTTATGCTCAAGGTGATGTTGAATTATCTTCTTTCATGATTAAGGGTGCTCAGTTTCCTTCATCAGTCGTAGCTCCTGTCCCTGTATTATTCAGAGGCAGACAACTACAATTAGCTGGTGATAGAACTTTTGAGCCTGTCTCATTAACAGTGATTAATGATACTGGTTTTGAAGTAAGAAACGCATTCGAAAGATGGATGAATGGTATCAGCGAACACAATAATAACACAGGTCAAAGTAATCCTACCGATTACATGGCTGATATTATTATTGAGCAGCTAAACAAGCAAGGTGAAGTAACCAAGACTTATGATATCAGAGGTTGTTTCCCAACTAATCTTTCTACAATTGAACTTTCATACGATAGTGAAAATACAATTGAGGAATTTACAGTTGAGTTACAGGTTCAATATTGGGAGTCTGGAACTACTTCTTAAAAGTAGTATAAATAATATTAGATGAGGGGAGTTGTTCTCCCCTCTGATAATATTGAGGAAATGAAATGGCAGAACTTTTTGGTTTTGAGATCAATAGAAAGGGCAGTAAACAACCTGAGCTACCTTCTTTTGTTCCAAATACAGACGAAGACGGTGTAGGCGTTATTTCTACTGGCGGTCACTTTGGCCAGTATGTAGATTTAGACGGAGACAGCGCAAAAAACGAAGTAGACCTTATTTTAAAATATAGGGACATTGCTTCGCACCCAGAATGTGATGCAGCTGTTGAAGACATTGTAAATGAAGCAATTGTAGGTGATAATAAATCAGCACCTATTGAAATTATTATGGATGAAATGGATGATGCATCAGATCAGGTTAAGAAGGCTATTAAATCGGAATTTGAAAATATTATTTCGCTTCTGAGATTTAATAGTTATTCGCACGACATTTTTAGAAAATGGTATGTAGATGGTAGATTGCCATATCATATTATTATCGATAATAAAAACCCTAAAAAGGGTATACAAGAATTAAGATATATCGACCCTACAAAACTTAGAAAAATTAAAGAGGTCGAAAAAGATAAAGACCCAAAAACAGGCGCAGAGATAATTAAGAAGTCAGAAGAGTACTTCTTATTTCAAGACGCCAAAATGCAATCAGCTGATCAAGGATTAAAAATACATCCAGACTCTATTGCATACTGTACTTCGGGGATGTTAGACCCAAGTAGAAAAAGAATATTATCGTTCTTACATAAGGCTATTAAGCCAGTAAATCAGTTAAGAATGATGGAAGATTCTCTAGTTATTTACAGGATTAGTAGAGCTCCAGAACGAAGAATTTTTTATATTGATGTTGGTAACCTTCCAAAAGTTAAGGCTGAAGAATACGTTCAACAAGTAGTTTCTCGTTATAGGAATAAGCTTGTGTATGATGCAAATACCGGAAATATCAGCGATGATCGTAGACACATGTCAATGCTTGAAGATTTTTATCTTCCTAGA